GGTCGTCTCATTTTTCAATATGCGTCTTTTAATAATAGCCGTAGCTTGCACTTCTTTCTCGCTGCTTGGCCTGTCGTGGGTATCTGGTTTACTGCTCTTGGGGTTAGTACTATGGCATTCAACTTGAATGGCTTTAACTTCAACCAGTCCATCCAGTCTTCAGATGGTCATGTCTTGAATACCTGGGCCGACGTTCTTAACAGAGCTGGACTTGGTATGGAAGTAATGCACGAACGCAATGCTCATAACTTCCCTCTCGACCTGGCTACTTCTAAGGCACCTACAGTCGGCTAGAAGTACGTCCGTTCATCCTTCGGGACGCATGACACCATAAGCATGGAACGGGGCTTGTGGAGGCTTCTAAAGAGGTTACTATGCAAGGCAAGACTTATTGCTATCGTGGTGTAAAGTACACCAAGTGAGATAGATCTTACAGAGGGGTGCAATTCCCCTCATCACTATTGGCACAGGCCCTTACGAGGATAACCTTTGCCGTCTAGACGGTGGGATAGACCACAATAAAATTAAATAACTCAAAGATCTTTGAGAGTCGTATAAATTAACTCTCTTTTAAAATGGCTTTTCAATCTTCGGTTAACCCCTCTCAGCTTACACAGCTGGGTCAGGCTAACCTAGCTGGCGACAAACGCGCACTGTATCTTAAACTGTTCAGTGGCGAAATGTTCAAAGGCTTCCAGAATAATACAATCGCTCGTGACTTGATCATGAAGCGTACACTTAAGAACGGCAAATCATTGCAGTTCATCTTCACAGGTCGTACCAAGTCAGAGTTCCATACTCCTGGCAACAGCATTCTTGGTGACTCCAATGGTGCGCCTCCTGTGGCTGAGAAGACGATCACGGTTGATGACCTGTTGATCAGTTCAGCTTTCGTCTATGAACTTGACGAAGTACTTTCTCATTACGATCTTCGTTCTGAGATCTCACGTAAGATCGGCTACGCTCTTGCAGAAAAGTATGACCGTCTTGCATTCCGTGCTATTGCACGTGGTGCACGTAAGGCTTCTCCTATCAGTGCAACTGGTTATGTTGAGCCCGGTGGTACACAGATTCGTGTTGGTGCAACTACCAATGATTCTGATGCTTACGTTGCTGCTAACTTGGTATCTGCATTCTATGATGCAGCTGCTGCTCTTGATGAGAAAGGTGTTACTTCCGATGGCCGTGTTGCCGTCCTCAACCCCCGTCAGTACTACGAATTGATCCAAGCTGTTGGTTCCAACGGTCTGGTCAATCGCGATGCACAAGGTACTGCCCTTCAGGGTGGCCAAGGCATCGTTGAGATTGCTGGCATCAAGATCTACAAGTCAATGAACATTCCGTTCCTTGGTAAGTATGGTACTGCTTACGGTGGTACAACTGGTGTAACCGCACCTGGTAACACTGGTGACTTTGTTGCTGAATCTCTTGAAGATGCATCCGGTGCTCAAACTGGTATCAATAATGATTATGGTACAGCAACCGAATTCGGTTCTAAGTCCTGTGGTCTTATCTTCCAGAAAGAAGCTGCCGGTATGGTTGAAGCAATTGGTCCTCAGGTTCAAGTAACTAGTGGTGATGTCTCCGTGGTATACCAGGGTGACGTTATGCTTGGTCGTTTGGCTTGCGGTTGTGATTACCTCAACCCTGCTGCTAGTGTTGAATTGTATGTTGGTGCTTCTGCACCTTCTGATTTCTGATATTTTTATATCCAATGGGAGTCTCTTCGGAGGCTCCTTTTTTTTAATTCTTTATTGAGAATAATACTCATTATCAATTTATGGCCTTCCCTACTACTGGCTCCAATACTGAGCTACAAGCTGTTAATCAGATCCTGGCGTCAGTTGGTCAGGCTCCTGTCACTACATTGACAACTGATGAAACTTTCGTACTAAATGAAGTTTCAAGCTTTACTGGTTCTATTTCCGGCACCACTTTAACTACTACAACAGCTAGCATTCCAGTCGGCACCTATATCGGTGGACCTGGAGTAACTGTTGGTACATCTATCGCCGTTGCAGGTGTAGAAGTATCTCCAGCTACAGACCCTGTTACATATAACTATACTGTTAATATATCTCAAACTGTATCCAGTCAGATCTTAACACAGTCTATTGCTACAAGTAGAATTGAATCACAAACCAACCCGGACGTTGCGATTGCACTCAACACCTTAAGAGAAGTGTCTCGTGAAGTACAATCAGAAGGCTGGTCTTTTAATAAAGAATACGACTATCCTATTACTCCTGATTCATCCAACGAAGTAATTATTGCTAACAATATTCTTCAAATGGATTTGAATAAATCTTACACACAGAATATGAATAAAGATAGTGTTAATCGTGAAGGCAAACTTTACGATAAAATTGCTCATTCATTTATCTGGACTGATGCTACCTTGTACGTTGATATTATTTGGTACTTTGATTGGCCTAGTATACCTACTGTAATTCAAGCTTTTATTATTGCAAGAGCAGCAGCAATTGTATCTAGTAGAATTATTGGTGACCCTAATCAATATCAAGTATTACTACAAAAAGAAGCTGCTACTAAATCTACAGCTTTAGAATACGAATGTAATCAAGGTGATTATACATTCTTTGGTAGTCCTAAAGGTGGTAATTTTTATCAAAGCTATCAACCGTTCCATACTTTACAACGCTAATGCCAGCAGTAACTCAACTAATACCAAACTTTCTTGGTGGTGTCTCACGACAAAATGATGACAAAAAATTATTAGGACAAGTAACTGAATGCATTAACGGTTACCCAGATCCTACTTATGGTCTATTAAAAAGACCAGGTATGAAGTTTACTAATACTTTAAAAAAAACTAACGGTACTAATTTTACTAAAACTGAATTAGCAGATGCTGTATGGTTTTTTATTGAACGCGATGCAGCAGGCTCGTATATCGGTGCTATTAAAGGTACAAACATTTACATATGGACAGCAGATAATGGAACTGCATGTACAGTTACTAATAATGCTGCATCCTATTTGACAGGTACAATACAAAATGATTATCATTTTCGTAGTGTACAAGATGTCACAGTAATTACAAATAAAACAATTGTAGCTGCTATGCAACCTTCAGGTAGCTATACAGCTAATTCAGTTGCTACACTTAAGTTGACTTCATTAGTTGAGACATATTCTTATGAAGTGTTCCTTCAACATCAAACCTCAACAGTTATTGCTCAAAACAATACTACTTTTGATGACATGTTACTGTATGATGCTAGTGCTGTAGACACTAATCATCATATTGTAGATGCTATTAAAGCTACAATTGAAGCACAACATGCTGCATCTAATGCAGATTTTGCAGGTGTATGGTACTTAGAAGGTTATCCTGATAGTCTTGTTATTAAACGTAGTACAGGTACTAATGCAGTTGTGACTGATTATAGTGCTGTTACTGGTACTCCTGTCTCCTTTGATATAGATGCTAAAGGTGGTCTCAATAATACTGCTTTAGAAGTATTTGAAGATGAAGTAGAAGATGCTACTAAACTTCCTTTAGAATCTTTTGGTGGTCATCATGTAACGGTTAGTAATACAACTAATGCCGAAGATGATTATCACGTACAATTCGTTGCCTATGACACTACACTTAACAGAGGTAGAGGTTACTGGGAAGAGACTATAGCTCGCGATGTATCTCCTGGTTTATTAGCATCTACGATGCCACATCAATTAGAAAATACAGGTCCAACGACATTTGAATTTAATCCTATTACATGGTCAGCACGGAAAGCAGGTAATGATGTTACCAGCCCTTTACCGTCTTTCATTGGGAAAACAATTACAACTACATTTTTCTATTCTAATAGATTCGGCTTGTTATCACAAGACAATATATTTTTTGGAGTAGCAAATGATAACTATAATTTTTTTGTTAAGTCAGCTCTGACACAAATTGATTCAGATCCGATTGATTTAAATGTATCTAGTATTAGACCTGTTACTTTATCTGATGTATTACCATCCCCACAAGGTTTAATGTTGTTTAGTGAACGACAACAGTTTCAAGTATTAGCTACTGATTCTAGTACATTTACTCCCACTACAACCGTTATTAGATCCTTATCTAATTATGAAATGGCGTCTGACATACCTCCTGTTGATGTTGGTGTCACTACAGCCTTTATCAATAGAGTACCTGGCTATAGTAAACTGTTTAGTTTACAGTTACGTGATGTAGAGCAAAGCCCTGTTGTCGTTGATATCAGTAAAGTAGTACTTGAGTGGCTGCCTAATACCATAGATAATTTAACAGTTAGTCCTCAAAACTCTGTAATTATGTTAATTGATAGTGATACATCTTACTTGTATCTTTATCGCTATTATAATAATGGAGAAAAGGATTTATTCCAGGCTTGGACTAAATGGGAATTACCAGGCACTATTCAAACTGCAGACATTATCAATGACTCTGTAGTGATTGTATCTCAACATGAAGATGAATATACAATAGGTAAGATCATACTTGATGAGATACCTACAGGAAGCTCTGTAACAGGCGTTACTAGCATCACTGGTAATACATGCCTAGACATGGCTGCAAGGCCCGTCCAACCGCACGCATCGGTCAATGCGGTGGTGTATGACGCAACCAATGAGGTTACTAAGATCTACTCACCTTATACTCCGTTTGAACAAAAGGAAGCTATCATGCTTCTTAGTGTACCTGAAGCAGATGCAGGCTTACCTGCAGCTGTTGATGCAGATGCTGGATTCTATTTAGCTGCTACTGAACGTACTGAAATTGGTACAGGTTACCGTTACTTTGAAGTTAAAGGTGACTATACAAGTTATGCTGATGGTATCGTTATAGGTTATGGTTATGATTTTGAAGTAACCTTACCTAAATTTTATTATAAACTTGATCCCACTACATCTGATTATACAGCTACCTTGACTATATCAAGAGTTATATTTTCTATTGGTAGGACAGGTCCAATTGAATTTAAAGTAAAAGCAGGTGGTTCTGATGAATGGAGAAATGTAGAGTATGTTACTGATGCTAATACTTATTTAGCAGATAGTAGTCCTATAACACAAGAACATAATTTCACCATACCAATTCACCAACGTAATATTAATTTTGAACTTAAAGTGACAAGCAATTATCCATACCCTGTATCGTTGGTTTCAATGATGTGGGAAGGTAACTATTCACCACGATTCTATAGGAGGACTTAATCATGCCTTTTGGTACAATTGCACGATGGATCTCAGGAGATGATCCAAACAAAGAATCAAGGGCTGCTGAAAGAGAACAGCAAAAATCTTTAAATACGCAAACCAGCCTATCTAATCAGTACAACTTAAATCTATATAAAACAGAAAAAAAAAATTATGAGCAAGAACGTGAGTATGCATACGACACTGCTATTACTAATTGGGAGTATGGTAAGAAAATTAAAGATTATCAATATGCCAAATCTTTAGCTGCTTACGGAAAAAGTAGAGATATTTATGAAGGACAACTTGATTACAATAAGCAGGCAGAGGCAACAGCAGTCAGTGATCAAGAAGCCTACATACAAGACCTTACTTTAAGCCAAGCGTTTCAACGTGAAGCAATGCATTCTGATTTAGAAAGTCAAATAAAATTACAAACTACTGATTTAGAAAGTCAAATAAAATTACAAACTACTGATTTAGAAAGTCAAATAAAATTACAACGTTCTGATTTAAAAAATCAAATAAAATTACAAACTACTGATTTAGCAAATCAAATTCAATTACAACGTTCTAATTTATTAAATACTATAAAAACAGAAGGTTTTAATGTAATGTCTGAGATAAAATCAGCAGGCATTAATAAATTAGAACAAGGCGCTAAATTATACGGTATTAAAAGTGGACGTAGAATTGGTACTGAATCAGTTCAACAAGCTTTAAATGAAATTACCAAGAAAAATACTTTTGAAAAAGAAGCTAAGTTTATAGAAAGTTTACAGAAAAGCGGTAAAGCAGCCTTAGGTCAAGCTGGTGTATCACGTGAAAAAAGTTTACAATCTACTGCTGCATCAGCGTTTCGTGATTTAGTTGTCCTTGATTCTAGTTTATCTGGTTCTAGAAATAAAGCTGCTGTTGACTTATTAAAATTACAAGTTGATGCTAGTATTGCTGAGACACAAGTAGGTCTTAATTTAGATAGGATTAGATTAGGTGTTACTACAGCACAGGATAGATCTAAACTAAACATTAATGCAGCACAGGATAGATCTAAACTAAACATTAATGCAGCACAGGAGAGATCTAAACTAAACATTACTACAGCACAGGAGAGATCTAAACTAAACATTAATGCAGCACAAGAGCAAGCACAACTACGTATTAATGCAGCACAAGAGCAAACACAACTACGTATTAATGCAGCTAAAGATGAAGTTAAATATAACAACAAAATTCTAGAGGCCAATCTGCAAAGCGCTACCTCTCAGATGGGTCGTAATATTAATCAAATTGCAGTACAAAAACAAGGTGCAGACCTTCAAGCTAAAGAAAACCTTAACCTATTCCCTGAAGAATTCGATTATGCACCTGAACCACAGCTGCCGACAATGCGTAGATTTGTTGAACCACCTGAATTTGTAGCACCTACAGTTCCTAAAGGTCCACGTGTGTCTACAGGATTTGATTCAGTTCTTGAGGTCGTAGGTCAGGCCGCTTCTTTTATTCCTACTGGTATAAACGCATATAATTCTATTCAAGATATTTTTAAATAATTAAATAACTAACTATGGCACGACTACAATACCAACCCGCTACGAAACCAAGAGGATTCCAACCTATTCAACTTAGTAGGGCTGGTATTGCTCGAATGGAAGAAGAAGGTAACAGGGTAATCCGTAACTTAGAAAAAGAACGGGACGCTACAATCAGACAAAGGCAGGAAAACCTGCAAGCAATGAAGGAAAAC